GACCGTAATGGTGGTTTTGGTTCAACTGGTGTATAAATAAGAATGCTACGCTGAAGCGACAGGTAGCAAACTTTATTATTAACTCGCTTAATTTAAGGAGAAAAACAAATGAGAACATTTGACCCTTTTGCGGTTGGCTTTGACCGCATCTTTGACGAAGTAGAAAACCTTGCAAAGAGAACACACAAAGTCAATTATCCCCCATATAACATCCGCCGAGCAGGTAATCAGTACAGTATTGATATGGCTGTTGCTGGGTTCAAAAAGGAGGATATTTCAGTCGAACTGAACAAGAACACCCTTACGGTTTCTGGTACAGTAGGCAACCCACTAGAAGAAGATGCAGAAAATNTTGTCTATCTTCACCGTGGACTTGCTAATCGAAATTTCCAAAACAACTTTAAAGTTGCAAGCAATGTAGAAGTAAAAGATGCCAAACTAGAAGATGGTATTCTTTCTATTCTGCTTGAAGAGTTTGTGCCTGAAGAGGACAAGCCTGTAAAGATTGAGTTGAAGTAGGAATATTGAACTAAATAATGGGGGGCGAGGTTTCTCGCCCCTTTTGAGTTACACATAAAAACAGAGGAAGTAATATGAGTTTTAAATTTAACTTCACTAAAGAACATCTTGGNGAGATTATCTCNGATGACCCAGATAACTGGTATGACGCACTATGCGACCTACTACCAAAATACGGCATTACAACAGAACGCCGTGTAGCACATTTTCTAAGTCAGTGCGCCCACGAAAGTAGAGGCTTTACAGCACTAGAAGAAAATCTAAACTATTCCGCAAAAGCACTACGTTCAGTATTTGGTCGTTACTTCGGTGATGCACCAAAAGCAGATGCAGACGAATATGCCCGTAACCCAGAAATGATTGCCAACCGTGTTTACAATGACAAATATCGTAAATACAAAATGGGCAACACTGAAGAAGGTGATGGATATCGTTTTCGTGGTCGTGGTCTAAAGCAACTTACAGGACGTGAAAACTACACGAACTTTGGTAAGTCTGTTGATATGACCGCAGAAGAAGCGGCAGAATATGTTGCAACACCTGCTGGCGCAATTGAAAGCGCATGTTGGTTCTGGAACCACAGAAATCTAAATGACATTGCTGATACTGATGACGTTAAGCGCATGACAAAAATCATCAATGGTGGTTCTATTGGACTAGAAGACCGTCAAAAGCGTTACAGTCATGCACTACAAATCTTAGGTATGGACGCATTGGTACTAGATACTGATGACGATGATATCGAAGATATTTTAGATGACATTGGCGTACTACGAAAAGGTTCTCGTGGTGAAGGTGTAAAACTGATGCAAGAAGCACTAGGTATTGGTGCAGATGGTGTCTTTGGTCCAGGTACAGAACGTGCCTTAAAAGAGTGGCAAGCAAGTAACGGTCTGGATGCAGACGGTATTGCNGGACCAGCCACATTCGATAAACTATTTGATTAATTGAGAGGAATATTATGAGTAATGTTGTTTTTCTGCGATTGCAGACGGGTGAAGAAATCATCACCCAAGAAAAGAATGGTAAGTATGTAAAGTGTGCAGTTTTGGTGCCACAGCAATCTGGTGGTCTTGGTATTATGCCTTGGATGCCATATGCCGCTGGTACTCAAAATGAAGAGGGTATTGAAATCGCAGATGACCATATTACATTCAAAACTAAATGTGCTAGAGAACTTGAAAATGAGTACAACAAAGCATTTGGTTCAGGTCTTGTTATGCCATCTATTAGCGAGAAGCAAGAAATCCTAAAAGGATGATTACATTCTACTCCATTCAACGGGGTAGAAAGTTAGAACACCAAGCAAGCATAGGAGATAATCTTATGCTTGCCCTTGGTATCATGGGTGACTGTGGCGGCGAAAACATTTGCAGTACATGNCACGTTAAGATAGACCCACCCATTTCTGCACCCACTGAAGACGAAANNTTTACCCTTGACATTGCTGAAGATGTCGAGTATAATAGTCGTCTATCGTGCCAAGTGCATGTCGATGAAACTTTACAANATAAAACGGTGAGANTAGTTAATAATGAGATTTTATACTAACGTACAAGTTGCAGGCAACAACCTACTCGTAAGAGAATATGATAAGGGTACTCGTAAGCAATATAAGTTGCCCTACAAACCNACTCTATTTGTTCCTTCGAACAAAGANACAAAACACAAAACACTTGACGGCAAGTATGTCGCACCNATTCAACCGGGCGGTATCAGAGAGACCCGTGATTGGGTTAAGCAATATAAAGATGTAGAAGGTTTCGATATCTACGGGTATCAGAACTACACATATTGCTATATCTCAGATGAGTATCGAGGTGTTATTGAGTATGAAAAAAGCAGACTTGTTATCGCAAATATCGATATCGAAGTCGGTTCTGAAAATGGTTTCCCAGACCCAGACAAAGCAGAAGAAGAACTTACTGCAATCACATTTAAAGCGCAAGGCAAGTATTTTGTTCTAGGCAATCAGCCTTTCGATACTAGTAAAATGACGCAGAATATTGAGTATGTTCATTGTGATGATGAATATGAAATGTGTCGTTTATTCCTTGATTTGTGGGAAAGCGTTGCGCCAGATATCGTAACTGGTTGGAATATTCAATTCTTTGATATCCCTTATCTCTACAATCGTATCACTAAAGTTATGGGTGAGAAAGATGCTAAACGTCTTTCGCCTTGGCGCATTGTTGGTGAACGTAAAGTTACTATGATGGGTCGTACTCTGTACACCTATGACTTGCCTGGTATCTCTGTACTTGATTACATCGAATTGTATAAGAAGTTTACTTATACAAACCAAGAGAGTTATCGACTTGACTATATCTGTCACGTTGAACTTGGTGAACGTAAACTTGATTATTCTGAAGTTGAAACACTACACCAACTTTACAAAACCGATTATCAAAAGTATATTGAGTACAACATCCGTGACGTTGAACTTGTAGACAAACTTGAAGCGAAGATGAAACTGATTGATATGGTTATTGGTCTTGCATATGATGCGAAGGTTAATATCAATGACGTATTCTCACAGGTTCGTATGTGGGATACGCTAATCTTCAATCACCTGCGTGAAAATCATATTGTTCTACCTGACAAGAAACAGACTGCAAAGAATGACAAGTATGCTGGTGCATATGTGAAAGACCCTCAAGTCGGTTCACATGATTGGATGATGTCTTTCGANTTGAACTCACTGTATCCTCACTTGATTATGCAGTATAATATTTCACCAGAAACACTCATACAAAATGAGCGAATGAGTGTTGATGTTGATAAANTTCTCAACCAAGAAGTTGATTTGTCTCATTTGAGCGGTAAAACTATCTGTGCTAACGGTGCTATGTTTAGAACTGATAAGCAAGGTTTCTTACCTGAGATGATGCAAAGAATGTATGATGACCGTAAGCGTTACAAGAAATTGATGCTTGAAGCACAGTCAGAATTGCAGGTAGAGAAGAACCCAGATAAGCGTAGAGAACTTGAATATAAAGTTTCGACATATAACAATACTCAGATGGCGAAGAAAATTCAGTTGAACTCTGCTTATGGTGCGATTGGCAATCAATACTTCAGNCACTATGATTTGAGAATGGCAGAAGCAATTACGCTATCTGGTCAGGTCAGTATTCGTTGGATTGAAAGAGCAATCAACAAGTATATGAACAAATTATTGGAGACAGACAATGAAGATTATGTCGTTGCAAGCGATACGGATTCGGTATACATCCGCTTTGACAGATTGGTTGATAGCGTGTTTAAAGATAGAAATGATTTATCGAAAGACGAACTTACGAACAAAGTGGTATCATTCCTTGACCGAGTGGCTTCACAGAAGATTGAACCTTTTATTGATAAGAGTTATCAAAGCCTTGCTTCGTATGTAAATGCATTCGAACAGAAGATGTTTATGAAGCGAGAAGTTATCGCTGATAGAGGCATCTGGACTGCAAAGAAGCGTTACATTCTAAATGCATGGGATGTTGAAGGTGTCCGCTATGATGAACCTAAACTAAAAATCATGGGCATTGAAGCAGTCAAATCGTCAACACCTGAAGTCTGCCGAGACAAGATTAAAGAAGTGTTGAAGATTATTATGCAAGGTTCTGAGAAAGACGTACAAGAGTTTATTGGTACATTTAAAGAGAACTTCTTCAAACTACCTATCGAAGACATTTCTTTCCCACGAGGCGTAAACAACCTTACTAAATATACTAGTAGTGTAAGTGTATTCACTAAAGGTACGCCAATGCATGTGCGTGGTGCTTTAGTGTATAACGATATGATTAAAAAGAACAACCTTAATAGACGCTATCCAGTTGTGCAAGAAGGTGAGAAGATTAAGTTTTGCTATTTGAAAGAACCAAATCCATCGATGCAAAATACTATTGCATTCCCATCTTCTCTACCNAGAGAGTTGAAACTNCACAANTANATTGACTATGAGACACAGTTTGCAAAGGCATATTCAGANCCTCTTCAAACTATTCTCACAGCGATTGGCTGGAAAGCAGAAAAGCAAGGTGTATCATTAGAGGACTTCTGGACATGAGCAATAACATACCACAAGAATACCTTGACACTCCGTACGACTTCGGTTTTAGCGCAGTCGATGAGAGTGAGGTAAAAAGAGTAGAACAAGACGCAGAAACAGCAAACGCTGTTGCTGAAGCAGTCACTTCATCCGCTGAAGGTGTAACACGCCTTGAGGGCAAAATCGATATGTTGCTTGATGCAATCGCAGGGCAATCAACAGAAATCGAACAGCGCAAAGCAGAGGTTGAAGAAAACGTAAAAGAAAAACTAACCGAAGTAGAGAAACTTATTATGCCTCTTTTAGTAAAACTATTGAAGACGGCAGATAAAGAATANATCAAATGGGAAAATCGTGGACCTGCCATTCAGTCTCAGATTGATAAGTTACTCGAATTAACCCGAGGATAAAATGACAATACTTGTATTTCTAGTGGCAATCGCAATATCAGCGGTTGCCGCATATTATTCAATCGTAGGACTAGTCACAATTTTTGCGGCAAGTGCAATTCCTGTTGCTATTATGGGAACCGTACTTGAAGTAGGTAAACTTGTCACAGCAACATGGTTATATCGAAATTGGAAAGATATCGCCTGGTGGTTGAAATCATATTTAACAATTGCAGTTGTTGTACTCATGTTGATTACCAGCATGGGTATTTTTGGTTTTCTAAGTAAAGCACATATTGAGCAAACGGCAGAAGCAGAACAAAATCAGAGTTTAATTGTTCGTATTGATGAACAAATTANAGACAATGAAGAACGTATCAGTTTGTTGCAAGATGCNGGCAGTGTAAACAATGAGAAACAAAATGCTCAGATTGTACAGAATACGCAACAAATTGAGCAAATCAATGAACGCTATTCAATACTCATTGAAGAGCAAAATCTATATATTAGAGAAGCAAGAAGTAATTTAGACCTGCTTGAAAAGTATATCGAAGAGAATGATATCAGAAAATTGCAGGCACTAATAGGAGCAAGGGTCGATGGTTCATATGGTAGCGGTACTGCTAGAAGAGTTGAACAATTCAGAGAGAANGAGACAGAAGCATCCAGACTTATTGTGTCGGAAGCCAGGGGTCGAATTGCGAAGTTGCGTGAGTTGCAACTTTCTGAAGTTGGTGCGCTTACGGAAGCAAACGCAAGGTTGCAGACTGAAATAGGAACAATAGTTGTAGATGCAGAACAGATTGCACAACTAGAAACTCAAGTATCAGAATTAAGAGATAAGAAGTTTGAACTTGAAACTGACTTCAGAAAACTTGAAGCAGAATTCGGTCCTGTTAAATATATCTCAGAACTAATCTATGGCGATGACGCAGAAACAAAATTAGATGACGCAGTAAGAATTGTAATTCTTCTTTTGATATTTGTATTTGACCCTCTCGCAGTCTTACTATTGATTGCATCAAATCATGGTTACGTTAAGAGAAAAAAAGAAGAACCAGAAACGCCTAAACAAGAACCGCCTNTCACTGGTGGTAANGTTGTTGAAGAAAAAATAGTNAAAGTCAAAGATGCTGACGTTGAAGTGAAGTATAACAAAATTAATAATGAATTTGATTTCGTCACACAAGATATTAGGGATGATAGAAACCATCCTGAATTGAGAGCAAAAAAGGAGCAGTGATTTGGAATACAAATATAACGTTAAAATTAAAAAGGTCGTTGACGGCGATACTGTCGATGTTGATATTGACCTTGGTTTCGGGGTGTGGCTACATAAAGAGCGAGTGCGAATTATGGGAATCGACACACCTGAGAGTAGAACAAGAGATAAAGTTGAAAAACTTTTTGGACTTGCTTCAAAAGAGAAACTTAAATATTTACTTCCCCTTAGTTCAATGCANGTTTTAGTCGTTGAAGAGTATGANGCAAANGGTAAGTTTGGACGTATTCTAGGTGACTTTGAAATTGAAGACAAAAAAGTAACAGACATTCTAATCGAAGAAGGTCATGCAGTAGCATACTTCGGTGGAAGCAAAGACGAAATCGCACTAAAACACGAAGCCAACAGACAAAAACTTTTGCGTGAAGGTGTAGTGACAAGTGACCAAGTAAATAATGCAATCCGAGAAATGGAAAAATAATATGAAAAAAGAAGTAGGTAATAAAAATGCAGGCGCAAGTGCATCCGCAGGTACAGAACAAACCAAAGACAGTGTAAGCGCAGGCGCAGGTGTTGAAGCCCACGCAGGTGAAGATACATCTACGACTAATGTTGTGGGTGAGCAGGAAGCACACGTTGGTGCAGAAACACATGTAGACGCAACAGCATCCGCTGGTGTATCAGATGGCAATGCCTCAGCATCCGCAGGCGTTGAAGCAGGCGCAAGTGTAGAAGCCGGCGTATCTAATACTTCAAAAGTCGGTGACGTAACTTCTACTACAGAAGCACATGCAGGTGCAGAAACACACGCATACGCAGGCGCAGAAGCAACAGTAGGTAAAGATGGCGCAGAAGCACATGCTGGCGCAATCGCTGGTGCTAGTGTTGGTGCAGGAGCATCTACGGGTGCTTATGACGATGCAGGTAACGGCGCACAAGCAGGCGCAGGTGTTAGCATTGGCGCACAAGTTGGTGTAGAAGCAGGTGGTGGCGCTACTATGGATGACGGCGTTGCGACAGTTGGTATTGATGGTAAACTGGCACTTGGTGTTGGTGTAGACGTTGATGTAAGTGTTTCTGTAGATACAAAGCCAGCACAAAAAGCAGTCGAAAAGGGTGCAAATCAAGTTGCGAATACTGTTGAGAAAGATGTAAACACAGTCGCAAAAGCGACTACTAA